CGAGCAGTCCCACCGTGCGGTGAACAGCCACTCGGTAGCCTCGTCCACCTGGCCGAACTGCCGCCTACCACAGGCGCCGTCGACGGCCCGGGATGCCGCGGTGACGGCCAGGGCGACCTGAGCGTCATCGTCGGTGTCGCTGATGCGCGCGTACGCCTTCAGCTGCGCCGACGTGATGTAGTCAGGCGCCCATGCCATGGTGTTGCCTCCGGGTGTAGAACCACGCGGCCGCCGCGACGAGCTGGTCGTGACGGCTGCCTCCAGCCCGGTCGACGGCCCGGGATGCCGCGGTGACGGCCAGGGCGATCTGGGCGTCGTCGACGGTGTCGTCGATCCGCAGGTACGCCTTCAGCTGCGCCGACGTGATGTAGTCCGGTGCCCACGCCATCCTGGTCCCCTTTCGTTTCGCGAATCTCAGAATGTGTTTCCGAGATTGCGATTCATTACTCTGTCCGTTCGTCGCCCGGCGCGTGCGCGGGTACCCGCCCGCTGTCTACCCGCTTGCGAGCGGGTACCCGCTCGTCGCCCGCCCGCTCGCCGGGCACCCGCTCGTCGCCCGCCCGCTCGGCGGGCACGTGCGCGGGTACCCGGCGCCGGGTACCCGCGCGTCCGCGCGTCCAGTGCATGCCCGCCCGCCTCAGCTCGCGACCACGGCGCCGTCGGACGACAGCGGCACGTACGTCAGGCCCCACTCGACCCGGGCCGTGGTGCCGATCGCCCCGCCGCCCGCGCACGTGAGCTTGACGTCACCGTCGCTGACCGCCAGCGGGGCGGCCAGGGCCACGCCGTCGGACATGTCGAGATCGGCGACCAGCGCCCCGCCGGTCGTGGCGTTGAGGACCAGCCACGTGCCGGTCGCGATGTTGTCGACAGCGAGGAGCGTGGCCATGGCCACGTCGCTGCCGCCGTCGTCCGGGTCGAAATCGATCGTGAAGTCGAGGGACTCGTTGGGGATGGCGGCGGTCACCCTGCCGAAGAACCCGGTGATCAGCACCTCGCCGGTCACCGAGAACAGGTCGTCACTAGCGCCTGTCGCCGGCGGCAGAGCCGCCGTCCGGGTCACGAACGGGCCGAGCACGTTCGTGCGGGCCCTGGTCGCGTAGCTCATGTTCAGACTCCTCAGAGCAGTTGGATGGCTCAGACCTCGGTGTAGTTACAGGCATGGATACCGGGGTACCTCAGGATCTGGAAGCAGAAGTAGCCCCAGATGTTGAGGACGATGTTCTCGGGACCGGACTTCTCGAAGAACTTGAATTCCAGCAGGGGCGACTCACCCACCAGCATGTCGATCGAGTTGAACAGCACCACATCGTTATAGGTGCTGGTCATCGACCACGCCTGTGGGACGGCCAGCCCGTCGACGAGCAGCGACCCGGCGGCCCGGCCCACGGTGCCCCCGGCGTTGGCGGGAGCGAGGAACGGGAACATAGGCCGGCCGACGTCGTCGACGGCGCGCACCAGGGCGCTGTAGCCGGTGGGTCCGGCGAGCATCCGGTCGGGGGTGATGAACCGGTGGGTCGGGAAGCCGGCCTCCATGAGCCGAATCCCGTCGAAGTACAGGTCGTTGCCGGTACCGGTGACTGCGTACACGTAGCAGCCCTCGGTGCTGGTGTCCGGGGTACCCGGGGTGGGGGTGCCGTCGTCGGTGGCCGCCGCGATGGCTGCCGCGATGATGGCTTCGGTGTCCTGCGCGTACTCCTCGCGCATCGCGTTCATCGCGATGGTGTCGATGGCGGGGTTCGACGAGTCCATCAGCTCGCGGGTGACGATGAACTCGCCACTCTGCGCCGTTGGCGTCACAGTCAGGTAGTCGTGATTTGTAATGGTGCCGGTCGACGGACCGGTGCCCTCCGAGTTGGTGCCCGACAGGTCCGCCGACCCCACCCAGAACGGGACCTTGAACGGGGTGGCGTTGACCAGCCGAATCCGGGTGCCGATCGAGTCGAACAGCGGCCGACCCTGCGGCAGCTGCCCCACGTACAGGTCGGGGCGGTAGCCGGGCGGGATGATGTCGGCCTGGTCGGTGGTGTTGCCGGCGTCCGCCAGCTCCACCATGCGGCGCCGGGCCCGCGCGGACAGCTCGGCAGTCTGCTCGCCGTACTTCCTCAGCCTGGCCAGGGCCTCATCGTCGCCCTGGCCGTTGCGGCCGCCGCGCTTGGCGTCCCAGGCGTCCCGCACGAACGACGGGCCGAGGCCGTCGAGGCTGTAGACCAGCGGCTCGCTCACAAGCGCCCCGCCGGTGCCCACGGGCACCACCGTGCGCTGCTCGCCCGGCACGCTGCCGGCCAGCTGCTCGACGGCCGTAGCGAACCGATCGATCGCCGAGGTGAGAGCCTCGGTCGTCGGGGGAATGTCGGGCATGGTTGCTGGTCCTTCCTGCCGCGTGGCGGCGACGGTGGCGATACGGGCGTCGCTGAACGCCGGATCGGCGGTCATGGTCACCCGGCGCAAGCGCGCCGACGTGACGGTGCTGCGGACGTCCTCACCAGTGCGGTCCTCCTCGACGGTCAGGATCTCGACGACCGCTGACAGCCCGTCGAGGGCACCGTCTTCGGCCAGGGCCAGGGCTTCATCGCCTGCGGCGGTCCGGGCGACCCGGAAGGTCCCTTCAACGCCGGACTTCCCGGATGTCAACGCGGTGGCCGCGCCGAGCAGCTGCGAGAGGTCGTGCTCGCGGTCGAGCTTGATCCGGCCGACCGCCGCGGTATCCCATGTGACGCTGCCGGGGGCGAACGTCAGGCGCCGCCAGTCAGAGGTCTCGACGTTGTACGGCAGCACCGTGCCAGAGATCGTGCGGGTGTCCTTGGACGCCTTCAGCGACGTCGTCAGCGCCACGGTGACGACGTCGCCAGCCGCGGTGAACTTCGCCAGCTCGCCGGCCCGGGTCGCGGAAGCGGCCTGCCGTACTGTCCCCGGGGCTGGGGTGACTGCGGCAGGCCGAGTGGCCATCGTACTGCGCACCGGAAGCTCCTCCTTCGCGCGGACCTCGTCCACGTCCATGATCCCCTTGTCGATCGCGGTCGCGTACGTCGCGAACCTCGTCGCCGGGTCGGCCTTGAGGTAGTCGTCGAGATCGAACACGGTTCGCTGCCCGCGGCGGGTCACGTCACCAAGCGAGAGCCGGTCGACGATCGCCCGCATGTACGGGCTCAGAACCATGTTCAGGCGGTCCACGCGCCGGTCGGTCGCGTTCTGGTAGGTGCGGCTGGTGGTGTTGACCCCGATGTCCTCGGGATCGATGCCCAGGATGTTGGCGATCTCCATATCGCTGCGCTGCTGCAGCTGGGCAAGCTGGATGTCGACGGCCGACGGGCCCTGGATCGTGTTGCGCTCCAGGGCGGCCGGGATGTACGCCTCGGCACGCTCACGGCGGGCCTGCGCGTAGGACGTCAGGTGCCCTCTGATCTCGTCGGTGTCGCCCGGATCGACGTCGCCCCGCGGAGTCCAGTACGCCCGGGCCTCCGGGTCGTCGGCGTACATTTCCGAGGCCTGCGCGAGCTTGATGGCCCGGCGGATCGCCCGGGCACCAGCGACTGTCAGCGGATCGTTCGGGGAGTCGAACCGGATGATGTTGCGGGCGTCGACCTCCCGGCCCATCACCCACACCACGCCGGCCGGGTACAGGCCGGACGGCAGGGTCTGCACCGGCGCGCCCGCAGGCGGCGACGTCGACACGGCGTGCACGTCGAGGTGTCGAGCATGCGCCGGGAACCCGGCCCAGTCGAAAGCCGTGATCTCCCACCAGGACACCGATTCGAACACCAGGTCGTCGAGGGTCTGTGCCAAGGTCACGACGTTCGACGTGTGCTCGTCGATCTGCTGGAGGAACGTCGACTTGACCTGGTTGCGGTCGGTGTCCAGCAGCAGCAGCGGCAGCGCACCGATCGAGCAGATCAGGTCACGGCCCCGCTTCACCGCCGGCACGCTCATGGCCTGCTCGCGACTGACCCGCCACGAGTTGCCCGACGTGCCGACGTACGTGCCGCCGGGGGTCCAGGGTGCGCCGGGCGCCCACGCGAACTCGACCACCGGCCGCCGGGCAGGCACCGGCGCCTTGCTGTTCCTGCCCCGCCGCCACCACGCCATGTATACAGTGTAGATCCCAGGTCACCTGGGCACGACGATCACTCGGTTGGTCTTCAGCGGCCCCGGGATGGTGCGCGCCAGGTGTGCCGCCGCAGCGGCGGAGTACACGGCATCGACGTACCCGGCCTTGGACCGCACGAACACCCACGCGTCACCGCGGCGGCCCTTCGCCGCGGTTCCGAGCTGCGCGGTCAGGAGCGGGTCGCCGGAGTGTCGGGCGCCGCGGCTGCGAACGAGCTCGGCGAACCCCATACAGACCTGGGTGACCTCCTCGCGGATCGCCTCGACCCGCACACCCGGCGGTGCCCACGACCGGACGCCCTTGCGCTTGGCCAGCTCGGCAGCCACCGACGCCCCGGGCCCACTCGGCAGCCACCCCACCACAGTCGGCTTGATCCTGGCCACCAGCTCCGGCAGCTCCCGGCGGAGCTCGGCGGACGCCCGGACGCCGGACCACGCCTTGACCGGGTCCAGGTACACGATGCCGTCGGCGCCGACCGCCGCGGCGTACACCGTGGCGTGCAGCCCGTCGGGGGTCAGGTCCCAGGCGACGGCCAGTCGGCTGCGCAGCGCGCCGTCCAGCGGCACAGCCGGTTGCGCCGGCGGCCCGGACGCCACCCAGGCGTCGAGGTTCACCGCAAGGTCCATCGCCCGTACCCGCTGACACAGGTTCTCGGTGCGGAACCCGGCCTCCTGCTCGCCTCCGGCCAGCTTGGCCGCCGCCGCCGGGCCCAGCAGCGTGTCCCAATCGGTCCGCCGACCGACGTTCGGATTGGCCTGCGCCAGGGCCTCGACGTCTTCGAGGTCGCAGCCGTCCGGACCGGACCACTCCATGATGCCCAGGCGCCGGTCTCCAGACCCGGTCGCGATGAAGCTCATGGCGTCGTCGCGGAGCGAGTTCAGCACCAGCGAGGTGTCGTCGCCAGCGTTGGACAGGAACCACGCCTGCCCGTATGGCCGCGCGTTCATCGCCGGGTACGCGGCGTTGTAGGAGTCCCAGTTCTGGTGCTCGCGCAACTCGTCGGACACGATCCGGTCGACCGACAGGGAGCGGCCTCCGCGCCTGTTGCTGGCGGCGATCTTGTACCGGCAGCGCTCCGACGTGGTCAGGGTCTGTTCGCCGTTCGTTCGCCGGACGCCCCGGGCCGGGATCATCGCCGCAAGGCACTCGGTGCGCTCCACCGCCTCGATCGTCTTCTCCCATGCCTCCCTGGCGTAGTCCAGGTTCGTCGACATGCCCAGCATCAACGGCCAGCGCTGGACAAACAGCCAGTACAGCGTGAGCGTCTTCAACAGGTGCGTCTTGCCGTTCTGTCGCGCGACGAGCAGCAGCAACCGGCGGAACCGCGGCCGGCCGTCGGGAAGCATCTCCAGCCCGTGGATCGCCGCCCACCGCTGCCACTCATCCAGCGGTTCGCCGACGACGTCCCGGGCGAACTGGTCCACCTCGAAGCCGTAGCTGGTCTCCGGGGTCAGAGCGCAGCCGCAACCACATGGCCCCGGCGGTCCGGCCACCAGGGGCGGGGTGAAGATTCTCGGGGTGGTGCTACCGAGGGGGAGCGTGTCCAGCTCGCAGGGCAGCGAGCGCAGCGGCGGCAGGACTTGCAGCACCGGGCGCACCTCCCTTCGGCGTCGCCGCCCGGGACTGCGGCGTCATACCGAGGGCGTTCAGTGCGGCCAGCAGCTTCGGCCCCAGGTCGGACATCACTGCCTGGGCGTCGACCTTGGCCGCCAGGCGCCGGATCGTCTCCGCCTGGCCCTCGTTCTCCGGCACGACCCCGGCGAGCTCGTCGACGACCAGTTGCGCATCGTCGATGACCCGCGCGTACCTACGCGCCAGCGCGACCACCGCGGCGTCGCGAGGAAGCTTCGGGACGTCTTGGAGCGATCGGGTCACGGCCGGCTCAAGCTTGAGCGACACGGGCGGCACGGGGACCTCCGGGGAGAGAAAGAACAG